CGAAGTAAGTAATTCTAGTGTAATGTGCTTTCATGCACCCGACTACTATTCAATATATAAAGAATTTAAAAAAGACATTCCAGGATATATTAATCGTTTTCGCGGAGATCAAGATTTTATTACTGACTGGTTCCGAGCTGGAGATGAAAAAACATGGTGGCCAGAATCTTGGTGTCAAAGTTTTAAATGGGATTGCTTCAGAGGCGGGCTAATAGAAAGCGGAACTGGTTTAGACGAACACAATAAATGGCCAGCTAAACCCAGTAAATATGTGTATCCTGATCAATCATGGATTGTAGATTCACAATGTAGCTTAGTAGTATTTCATGGAGAACCAGACCCCTGGGATACAGACTTTGGCAAGCAACACCTACTCCCAAATATTAAGTAATTGTGTTCTGAACCATTCCAGTCTGTCTGGACCAAAACTATCAAAAAAGTAATCACGATTATAGTCTATAATGTCACGATGCTCGTCCACTAAATCGTGTAATGCTGTTGTGGTAATACGAGTAAAGTATGCACCATTTAAATCCAGTATCGCATCAATACGCTCGTCATTTTCAAAATACTGATATTCTTCATTAAAGATAGTGGGATATGTTTTAAATCCCAGGCTTTTTATGTCGTCTAAACATCCATGGTGTCCAGCAACTATAAAAGGATGCCCAGCTACAATAGCATTAAGTGTTTTTTCTGTTATAATACCAAAACGTTCATGGTACTGAGTTTCTGTAACTAGACTAAACATACTTGTTTGAAAGTTACGTTTAATGCTTAGTAAGTTACTTAGATTATCATAGTGTCTGTCATATGTAACAAAATCTAGTCCTGGGTACTTTAGTTCATGACCTGCACTTTGTAAGCTAATATTGCCACTGGTCATACTTGCTAACTTGCTGTACAGTATTTTTCTATGTGGTTTTTCTATACGGTTCATGCACAGGAAGTTATATTCAAAGTCTTTATCCAGATAACTAAATGCTTCACGTAGTACACCCTCGGCGGATTTGTAATATAGCCAGGTTTCATACTGATGTGAACTAAACTCTACTAGATGAAATTCATGCTTTGGCCACGCATCCACCAAACCAAGTGGCCATACCACAACAATAATTTGGTTACTTGGTGCCCAGCCCTTGTAAAAGTTTCGTATCTTAGCTAGTTCCAGCGGTATATCGTAAAATACAAAACCATCTCCGACCATACCAGTGCTCTTGGTAGTAAGGTGGTCTTGTAGGTTAAATATTAACTTAAAGTCAGCATCATCAAACCTATCTCCAATATCTTCTCGGTCTGGCATTTCTATATCCCAGCCTTTATCAGTTATAGGGTATAGTAAGGCAGAGTCAATAACAATGCTGTTAGGAAATATATGTCTGCAGGCGTCTGTAAAGTTAAAAACTTTCATTCTAGTTCAAAATCGTCTAAGAATCTCCAAACGTCTTTCCAAGTATTGTCTTGAACCCAGTTTTTTTCTTTAGTAGCCTGGTATAGTCCTCGGGCAACATCAGTATTAAGTGCGTGTTCTAGAAGATTGTCAACAATGCCATAGCATACTGTCTTACGTAGTTGTATAAAGCTACTGTATAGGTCAGCATCATTGCACTGGGCATTGCCGCGATCTGTCTCGTACTTAGTAAACCAGTAATCGATGTTTAATAAAAATTCAGCCATTATAAACTTACTGTCTGCATTTACTAGCATTTCTTTTTTAACATCGCCTAACCCAGTACCTTTAAATTTTTTAATTTTTAACTCTTTGCATATGCTTTTAAATGTTGGAGTTTTTAGTAACCCTGCACCGCCGTAGTCAATCCATACAAGGTTCTCTTTTGAGTCCATCATAAAGTTTCTACCATTGGTAAAACCCATGTCCCAGAATAAAAAGCCAGTATTTTTAATTAACCATTTATTAAAGTTAGCTAATTCAGCATACTGTTTAAGCATGTTAACTCTATTGGACATAACCTCTGTATAAGGCAAATCTATGGGGTAATATATAAAGTCACCTTTAACTACAATATTTTTTTGAATCATCGGATGCCAGGGGTTCCTTAGCATATCTAAAATTTCAAACAACTGCTGGGTATGTGCATGATACACCTTGGCATATTCACTTAACATCTTTACAACATATTTTTGACTCTTTTTATAGTCCAAGTATCTGGTTGCTTCATATGTTTGACCGTCTTTTCCCATTCCCAGCATTTGTTCCATCTTAAATCCATAGGCGGCGGTAATGCGTTTTTGATTAACGTCATTATGATAAGTTTGTACTTGCCCAACCTGTCCAATGTCTAACACCTGTGCAGCATATCTGGGTTCGTCTAGAATGCCTTGTAGATACTCAATAAGTTCTTTAGGTCGTTTATGCCCAACTTCTTTCCAGCCTGGTATTTGCTCCACACGGTCAAAACGTTGTAACTTTTCTACCTTAAAAATGTCATCATCTAAACCAGTAATGATTTTTAATTTTCCAAAATTAACTGCCATTTAATTACCTGCATCTTCCTGCATCTTTAGCAACATGTTCCATGCTTTTCCATTTGCTATTTCTCCCGCTTTAAATTGACTGTATGCTAGCCATTTGCATAACCCGTACCTGTCAGGTTCGGCGTCAAATACTGGATTGTTTGTATCGTTAATTAGGTCATTTATAGTATAACTTATTGGATATGTGCTACAGTGAAGATTAGATATAACTGGTATACCCTGCAGGGTAGCCTGCAATGCTACGTTACTATTGTAACATATTACAATATTGCTTTCTGCTAAATCTTGCTCTAGTGACACTGGATTTTCGTCTTTATGACTATCTAATCTTAATAGATTACCTGCTTTGTCTACTATAGGTTCATTAGGTTTAGTTCTAACTTTAATATCGCCATGCATGTGTTTAGGTAATGATTCATGAAGAATCTTTAGTATTTCGTTTGTCCATCCATGTGCATTAAAATACCACTGTACTGCATGAGTTGGCGGCAATACTAGTATTTTGTTTCCGCGGTTACTGCGAGTTTTCCAGGGCATTATCTCATTATGATCCTGGAAGTAAAGTTTCCATCTGTCCTTGGCAACATCCTTTACGTAGTTCATGGTGTGTCTGTTTTTACTAATACGCATCCAGCCTTTGCCAGAATAACCTGAATCAAAGTATGCATGATCTACATAAAATCTAGGAATATTTTTACTTGCAGCGGCTTGCATTGCTAGACCAGTGCCACGTAGTATACCCAGTACTGCTATGGCATCAGCTTTAGGATCTAGTCCATGGACTAGAAAATGCTCAATACCTCTAAACTCTGCACACCATGGTCCATCAATTTGGTTTATTCCACTAGCAAACCTTAACATTAACTTTGTGGTCTTGTGTCGTCCAGTGCTATAAACTATTACAGTCTTTTTTGCCATTATTGATCCGTTAATATACTGTAAGCCATACCAGACTTAATTTCCTGTTGTGTAAATTGACAATACGCTAAGTGATTAAACCAGGGCTCTCTGTTGCCATAAACTGGTTGTTCTATTTTACTTAGCTCGGTTTGACCAACAGGTCTAGTGAAACTGATAGGATCACAAAACACTGGTATACCTGCTGAAATTGCTTCTACGGCACACATACTAACACTGGTTACTACAGCCCAGGCGTCTTTAATGTCTTCATTAAATGGAACCAATGCTACACTAGGGCCACTAGTTCCCTGAGCTCTGGGTTTATAACGTACTCTAATTGGTCTATCAGTGTGTTTTTTTAGCTCTTTAATTGTTGACTCAGTCCATTCTTGCTCGTTTTTATTAGTACACCATTGACTCATTGTGTTACTGCTAGGGCAAACAATTATCTCTGATCCAGTCTTTTTCCATGGATAAACCGGCATATTCCAATTAGCAAACCTATCACGTGGCCGCTCTAGTATATCAGTTTCATGTATTTTATTCCTACTAACTCTCCAGTAAAAATCCTGATCTGGATTTAACGCTTCTTTTAGTCCGTTCCAGCGTCCCCAATAAGGCATGTCCCAGAACCACCAGTCAAACTCCAGGCGTTGATGGTCTGCTATTAGTACGTGATTGTTTTGGATAAATCCCCAAAACGCACCAGGAGCATCTACTGGTGCTTGTCTGTTTCCAGTTGCTGAGCCAGGCCATCCTTGCAATAAACTATCCATAAGCCAATTGCATTTACTGTCTTCATTATTAGTATTATAATATAAGTTTAGCAAAGTATTCTGCCACTGATTGGTTGCGTTCTCGACTCATGTGCATACCGTCTGAATTAAATAGATCTTTGTCTAAAGCCTGTATACGATGTTTCTTTTTTGCGTATCCAGTTGCTTGCCACTGAGTATAGCTATCCGGCAATTGTTGTGAATACTCTGCTCTAATGTAATTGGCTTCTTCGTCGCCCCAGCACCATTCTGGTATAAATGTATACTGGGCGTTTGGTATAAATTGTTGTTCAAAGTATCGTATGTTCATATCTAAGTCTGACTCTGCTGATTGTGATAACAAGCCGTGTATTAGTCGTCTATGAAGAAAGGAATACATAACAAATACATTCTGTATGTCAAAGTAATTAATAACACGGTCGTAGATTAGCTTCATAGCATCGTTCCCTGCACCATCTAAGCCAAAGTTGAGTGTAGGATAGCCCAGTATTTCTTCTAATTGGCTTGCCCAGCAATCTTCTACTGGCCCGCCTGTGTTTACTGTAAAGCTGTCTCCAAGACATATATTAACTGGAAGCCCAACATACTCATTATAGTCTGGGCCGCGGAACCCCCATTCGTTAAATTTACATTTAATTCCCAGAGGTTTTTGTGTATACATGTGTATAAACTCAATTGTTTTGTTACTACGTCTTCCATAAATTTCTAAATCATTTATAATCATGATATATCTTATCCACTTTTATTATACATTAAAATTTACAAACTGCAAACATTATCTGTAATCATTAAGACTAAACTTAGTTCCGTTCATGTGCATTTCGCTACGGCCGCTGTTAGTGTATACCATGGTTTCTGGATCATCAATTAAGAAGTCACAGGTTTTACAAAAATCTGGATAGTTACCTGTGCGGTGTTGTTCTCTAAGCTCTTCGTATAAATCGCCTGTCATAATTTCTTGTACAGTCATTTCACTAAAATGTCCTAGTACTGCGGCACTGTCATTGCCTAATACCTGACAACACGGATGAACTGCACCTGTTTTGCCATCATTGCCACCTGCACGTATTACAATGTCCGGACTAAATGGTCTTCCGCATGTTTTGATTCTGCCTTCTCTAGAGTAATCAGGATCATATACGCCACTCCAGTTATGCATTTTCCATATCTCAGTACTACATCCAGCGGCATCTACTATTTTACGGTATTGTTCTGTTTCATAGTCTATGTTATCGTTATCTAATATTAAATGATAAGTGGCTACTTGGCAGTTAGTTCCTTTGCTATAGTCCATCATAGCGTGTAAGTTTTCAATGACCTTATCAAAGTTATCAACGTTCATCCAAGTCTTGTATGTTTCTTTATTATAACCAATGATACTAAACCTGTAAAAGTCTAAGCCAGCATCTACACATTCCTCCATAAATTGTCCATGCATACGGTATCCATTGCTAAAAATAAAACACTTAACATCGTATTTTTTTACAATAGCAATATACTCTGCCATGTTTCTGTTTAAGGTTGCCTCTCCGCTGCCGTCTAAATTAACAACGCCCAATCCTGCTTCAACACATTGTGCAACTGCATCTTCAAACATAGTGATTGGCATTTTTTTAAGCCAGGGTTTTCCTCTAGCACCTGTTGAGCCGTCAGGATTAGTTTGCGGACACATCTGACAGGTATAATTACATCCGCCATTTATCTCTATAACTGCCCTGTCTATCTCCTGCATTAGTACTTTCCCTTTAGGTGTTCCCATGCAACACCACGTTGTATTTCATCCATACTCCAGCTAATATATGCCATATTATATAACCATTGTTCACGTTCTATATCCATGGGAGGATCTTCTATTAGTTCTATAGGGATACTACAGGGCCCAGTAAGTGCGTCTGGATCTAAACTTACTGTGGGTATGCCATCTGTAATACTCTCAAACAACGTGCTGGTGTTATATCCAACTACTGCCCATGCGTCTGCTAGCTCTGTCAATAATCCCGGCCCGCCCTCTATGTTTTTTGTAAACTTCGTTCCGTCTGTGCTTGGGTTGTCTTTATAAGTAGTACTTATACTTACATTCGGAAGCCTCTCAGCATCTGCCCAGCTTAATGGGTTTGTTTTTGCGCTGGGACGTATTAGTATAGGACGATCACTGTACTTACGTATATCTTGTATTGTGTGATTAAGCCAGTTACGCATACTTCCATATCTGTCCATCATAGTTTGTACTACACTATCATTATTCTTTTGCAATGGTATTAGTATATGTTTCCCTTGTTTACGCCAGGGAAGTACTTCTAGTTTTTGTCTTTGTTTAAGTGCTAACCATCTGTCAGGAGGTGAGTTCCTATTATTAAACTTTCCAGGTGCAAGCAAGTGCCACCAACCTAAACGCCAGTGCCAATCCAGCCAATCCCCTGTACGTGCTTGTCTTTTAAACACTGCGGTCTCGAATATCATATAAGGTTTGTTACTCATCTCAACAAAAGAAAATACTGGGTCTTCTCTAAACTTGTCGCAATATATGTTACATGTAATGTAATGATCTGCTTCTGGATATGGATTGTCGAACCAATCTACTATCTCTATCTCTGGATGACTAAACTGCATATTTGCTAATGCGCCCTGAAATTGATGCCTAAATGCTAATACTTTCATGCTTCTACCCACTGATAGGTACTGGAATGGTCGTGCATTGCACAAAACTTTTGTATACGATCTGCGCCTCCTTGTTGCAGAGGATCAAAGAACTTTGCTGTATAATCTCGCATATACCATTGTCTTAAATCATCATTAGTTTCAGCTTCACGTATACGTGGCCAGTGTTCATCACCATAAAAAGAATATAGTGCAAATGTTTTAATTATTCCTTTAAGATCCGCTTCCTGTATATAAGGTTCAGGCATTGTTAATGCCCACTTGTCCATAAATCCACCACCTATCTCTCCACTGTCCCAACCATTAATATGATCCGGATCCATAAAGCCAGCGTCTACTGCTATTTGTCTGAGTTTAGTTCCTCTATAAGGTTGGAAGATACTAATGTTAATGCCATCATATCCTCTAGCATCACGAACCATTCTAGCAGTTTCCATTATCATATCGCGAGTTTCATATGGCATACCAACAATAACGTTTAACCCATATGGTATATTGCTGTCATTAATATGTGATAAAAATTGCTGATACTTCTCGTTTTTTACTTTACGCAAGAGTACGTTTTCTCTGTACTCTGCATTACCACTTTCAATACCCAAACTAATACGATATATGCCAGCCTCTTTAAGAGCTTCCAAATACTCTGGTCTACAGTTTTCAATACGTGTATTCATCCAAAATGGAATCTTATACTTGCTCCACATCTCACAAAATGCATATATCTCTTTTGCTGGTCGTGCAAGGAAACTGTCGTCCTGTATCATAATTAAGTCTGGATCATATAATTCTTTAAACTCAAGTAACTCAGATTCCACTACGCTGGCATCTTTTCGCCTAATAAAATTACCAACATCAAATACATTTGCAATGTTGCGAGTATTAGGTGAATTGCAGTATGTACAATTATATGGACACCCGCGATAAGTTTCCATGCTGACTGCGGCATTAAATGTTCTGCCGCCCATGGGCCTGTTCCAGCGTTTAACGTCAAAGCATGTATAGTCTGGTATAACTTCTGTAATGTCAGTTAATGGCTGTGGTGGATTTTTATATATAGCAAATGTGTCACGTTCTTTGTACCAGGTACCTTTTACGTTTTTGATACGTTTTCCGGCTTTAAGACAGTTAATAATGTCTAATACTACACGTTCGCCTTCGTATACACAAACCTGATGTACCAGTGGGTTGGATACTACTAGCATGGGATCACTCATAACTAATACACCACCAAGTACATTTGGTATGTTTAAATGTTTAATACTTTCTAGTAGTTGCAAGCCCATGCGATAAACGTCTTCCTGGACACTCATCATGATGATGTCAGGTTTAAACTTGTTTACATGCGCTAAAAAATCTGGAATAATTTGACTTGGGTCAGCAACATAAAACATGTCTTTGACTTCATCGTCTTTGTTGGCTCTAACGGCACCGATTTCACTTTGCCTAATGTGCTTGTTACTAAATTCACTACTGTATTGTGTAGTTTCAAATATTTCTACTTCACAACCTTCACGTTTACCAATGGCATTTATTATTGCCATGCTCATTGCTGGTGACATCATTAGTGGAAGATTTGGGTATACCAGCAGTATTTTTGGTTTCATGTATCTATTTACTAGTAAGTTGCGCTGGTGTGATCCTTTTGTCTTACATCAACGTTGTTGTCACTGTATTCTGTCTTTAGTTCAGCTACTACATCATTAACATAACGTCCTTGCATTGGGATATTAAATGGTTCGTCTTTTGTTTTCATATAGGCTGACACTATACTGATATTATGTGGCTTGCCAGCATCACGTTCATGTAAATCGTCATAGGCTTTTTCTAATTCACTGAGCGGTGTGCGTGGCTTCTTTTGTTCATAAAACCCCCAGCTTTCCATGTCTACTGGTGCTTCTATATACTTGCCGGTGTTTTGTGCTAACCAGAAGTTAACCCATTTATACCCGTTTGCCGCGGCTATGTCACGGAATAACTGAGGATGATAATTATAAAAGCCATGATTAAACCAGGGAGCAAGTGGCAATACACATAGCATAACCCCACCAACCTTGCATAAATTGTGCATGTTTTCAAATACAGTTCTTTGATCAAAGATATGTTCTCCAGTGCCGTTATTAGTTACTAAATCGAATTGTTGCGTGTACTTATACTTGTCTTTAAGTATAAAATTTAGGTCCATTGCAATACTACGTAACTCAGTATTAATGTCAATTGACAAATAGTCACTAAACCCTAGATCTTCAAAGTATTCCCAAACATACTGCACTGGTTCACGGATAGGTTTTCCTGCAACTTTACTGCACTTGTCTGTCCATTTTTTACTGTACCTAAATCTTTGATTTCCCCACTCTACTACAGTAGGGTTAGGTTGTAAATGTTCAGTAATGTGAGCAGTTGCCAACTGCATAATATTGTTAAAGGCCATTTACTTTTTCCTAAAATGATAGTACTCGCGACCTCCGCTGGGTCTTGCGTTACCGTGATCAATTTGCTCAAACTTAGTAGCAAATGCATCCAGCATGTTAGCAGTATGTTTCTGATTATTTGGCCGTTCATGGAGTTTCTGCGTTTCGTGTACAACAATGCCACCAGGTACTAATAGACTAGCATATCCATCTACAATTTCTTGTTCAGTAAGTCCGCCAAAATCACGTAACTGAATGCTAACTGCCAGGCTTAATAGTACATCATATTGCTTGTATGTGTCCTCCAAGAACTCGTTAAATGTTGATTTTATCCATTTAACATTACTGGGTTTTGTTTTAGGCAACTCTACATGTGGTTCAACTCCAGTTGCACTTGCAACCATTGGAGCAACTAACATAGTAATGTAACCATCATTACAGCCGATGTCGAGCAACTTATCTCCAGGCTTGCATACTTCACTGAGCTTCATACGTTCAACACGATCAGTTGCATCATCCATACCATACCGTTTCTGATAACTTTTCCATTCTTTAACAATTTTTTTGCTGGGTTGTGTAAATGCTGTCATTGACTTCCATACCTCTCTAGGGTTCTTTGATGCTAACATAGGAAACTTATCCTTGTTAACCAACTTCGCCATTAATTCAGACTGATAACACTCCTGCGGATTTTCCAAGGCGTTAATCAGTGATTGCCTAAAATGGTCTTTATTATAATTATCGTATAGATATCTGAGTCTATCACTCATTTGTGGTTCAGATTTACCACCAACTGGGTTTGCTAACTCGTAATCTATTAAACTTATTTCTCCATCTTCAATACAGAAGTTACTTAATGGAAACTTCGTGTACTGTTTTGTTTTACTTGCAGGATCCATACCTGGGTAAAAGTATTGTATATTTGCTGCTTCAAGCGAGTCTGCAATAGTATGTGCTTGATCGATATACAATTTTAAGTTATGTTCCTGCCAGGTGTCAAATAAACTTTCGCCAACAGTTGTCATTCTAAGACCAAGATGATCTTTGTGATGTTCTAGGATCTGCGGAAAGTGTCTTTGCCCTTCCAGTCTAGTTAAACATTCTACTTCCCTAAGCCAACATAACTCATAACTTCCGCGAGCAGCTTTAATACCTTTGTTTCGAATATTAAATATCTTAACAACAGAATCTTCATTGATGAAAACACCACTGCTTTTACCAATAGCATATCTGTTGTCTTTCATTAACTTTTAATTTCTTTAACTTTCCACATCTTACCAGTGCCGTTAAACTCTCCAATAATGTTAATACTATGTCTACGATGCTCAGGATTAATACGTGGCGTAACACTATGCACACTTTCTAGCACATTTAAGAACATACAAAATGTATTACGCTTGTATGGTACTTGTTTAATTGGAGTATGTAAATTATCGTCTACCTGTCTGCCCAGTGTTTTGTTTACTTGAACAATTTCTCCAGTACATTCATGGATAGTAAAGTTACCACCAGCACTTTCATCTCCGGGTTTACGCATATATAATAGTCCAGCATATATTTCCACTGGATTATCAACGTGTGGAGTTCGACTAGTTCCTGTTTGATCCACAGGCTCATGTACTACAAACTGACAATCAGTTACGTAGTCTCCATCTTTATCAACATCACGTATAGCTACAGTGCCAGCATACAACTTTTCTAATAAGTCTGGATATCTTTTTTCAATATGCGGTTCAAAAGCATTAATGCATTGTAAGAAATACTCTTTGCTTGTGTGATACTCAAAAAAGTCTTGCCAAATTTGTGGGATTACTTTATCCACTAGCGCAGGGTTTGCTTTATATCTATAACATATCCCATTGTCGTGTGGTTGTGTACTAGTAACTAATTCTTCTGGAAAAGTGTCCTCTAATTCATCATACACACTATCAGGCAACGCATCCTCAATACAAATATGAGGATAAGGATGATTAAAGACAGTATGAAGATTTTGCAGTACGCTTATATTTTCCATGTAAACTTCCTTACATTTTTTCCAGAATGGTCAGTGAATCAATAACCATTAATTGAATCACCTTATCTATAGCTTTATTTATATGCGTATATTATACCAGTTTAAAATTCATACTAATAACAATACGTAATTGGTCTGTAAAGTTTTTAGTAACATAATGTGGAAGGGTACTGTCAAACATAGCGAAATGGCCAACTTTAGGTGTAATTTCATGCTGTTCAGTATTATAAGGGTTAGTTTTATATTGAAAGACAAAGTCTCCACTGTCTGGCGGGCATTGTACCCAAAACGCACTACTTACATGAGCTCCGCCAGAGTAGTTGTCTTCTGTTTCATGGGAATGTAAGTTAGTTGATTCTCCTTTTCCATGAACTACTGCCCAGGCTGCTGTATTTGGATCGTCTTCTGTCATAGTACTATCCCAGCACCATTCAATGTCATCACCATATGCATTTTTCCATGCGTTTATCTGTAGTTGGCCTAGATCCTGTATTTCGCTATCAAAATCTATTCTAATGTCTTCATGACGAATACTGTGAACGCTGTCACTCATATTTTTTTTAGCGTAATATTTTTTTAATACCTTTAGAGCAATCGACTGGGTGTTTACTTTTTGAAAACACCCAGTCAAATACTGTACTCGATATAAGTCTACCTTTTGCACTTATGCCTCTATAATAGAGGTAGTAGCTTCTTCAAGTGGTGGTAACCTATTATAGTCTACTTGATAATATCCTGACTCATGCATTTCTACTGCATCAGCATATTTTGTTTCAAGTAATTCTTGGGCTATTACACCTTTTTCAAGTTCTTTACTCCAGATATAGTTGTATGTATATACGTTCATATCTTCATGAGCATAAGCAAACTCGATATTTGCTTTAAGTCTACTGTCACTCCACTTAAACGCTTTCTTAAACGCTTTGCCAGTATCTTTAGCAGCCTTCTTAGACCAATCTGCAGCATCTTTAGCGGCTTTAGCTGTCGCGGCGGCGGCCTGTTCGGCAGCTTTCTGAGCCGCGGCCGCGGCATCATTGATTGCTTTTGTTGCACTATTAATAGCGTTATTACAATCGTTAATCGCTCCATTACAAGCATTAATAGTACTGCTAGCAGCATTAGCCACGCTTTTAGCACTAAACGCTTGGTTTGTCCAGTTTGCTACTTCATTACCCCAGTGTGCAACTTCGTTTGCGGCCTGGGTGCATGCTTTAGCGGCATCATTGGCTGCTTGCTCTGTTGACACAACTGCTGACTGAGCACCTTTGTATGCTTTGTCTGCAACTATAGCAACGTCTTTTGCTGTTTGTTCTGCTTCTTTAGCAACTTTAATTGCTTCGTCTTGTGCTTTGTCAATTCCATCTGTAACATGATCCATTGCTTCATCAATGGTTCCGCCTGCATCTAAGATTGCATTAGCACCGTCAACTAGTGGGCCAATATCCACATCAACGTTTACATCAACATCTAAGCCAACTAATAATGCTGCCTGTCCGTCAATACCAAAAGAGATTGTGTCATCTTCGTATGTAGCATGAGCAGAGCCTTGAGCACCAATCTGTGCACCAATACTTACTTCTGTACCTGCACTTACTTCTGCGCCACCTAAGTGAGCAGATCCTTCTGCACCGGCGCCAACGTTTGCACCGGCAATAGCACCGCCACCTACGTCAACTCCATGTTCACCTACACTTGCATGAGCACCAGCTTCTGCATATGCTTCTGCGTGTACACTGGCATCACCGTCTGCACCAGCATCTACACTAACATCACCTAGTGGTGTATCTAGACCAACTTCAGCATCAACACTTCCGCTTACACCAGCTTCTGCACTTGCGCTTGCTCCAATGTCAGCAGCCGCAGTTGCATCACTTCCGTCCCAGCCCGCACTGCCTTCAGCGTGTGCTTCTGCTTCTGCACTAGCATGTGCTTCAGCAGTACCTTCAGCACTTGTGTGGGCTGTAAGACCAGGAGCAAGTTCTTGTTCAGCATGTGCTTCACCACTTGTGCTTGCCCCTGCTTCTGCGCTAGCATGAACTTCTGCCCCTGCCGCAACACTATGATCAGTTACTTCATAACCAGCACTTGCGCCTGCTTCAGCACCTGCATGAGCTTCTGCTTCATAACTTGCTCCTGCTTGGTCATTTCCTACTTGTTGAGCAACCGCAGTTGCAACGTGTGCGCCTACTGAAACTGTATATTGTGGTTTACTAACTTGTTCGACCATTGCAGCAGACTGAGCAACTTGTGCTTGGGCCGCTGCATATTCGTCTGCTTTTTGCTGTTCGTCTGCAACGGCTGCATCATGGTCAGCTTGTGCTTTAGCAGCATCTGCTTCTGCTTGTTTTTGTTGAGCGGCGGCGGCTTCTTGCTTAGACTGTGCTGCTGCTTTGTTTTGGTTAGCGGATTGTTCTTGCAACTCAGCTTGATGCTTTTGACTCTCCGCTTGTGACTTCTTTTGCTCCTCTTGTGATTTTCTAGCCTGAGCATTGGCTTTATCTTGTTCTGCGCTCATATCAATTGATTCCTTTGATTTAATCTTTCCATTTTTTTTGTAAGCCGCCTGATTTTTGTTGTTGTTCCACATCATACTCATGCGGCTTCTTCATTTTTTCTGCACGTATCTCTGCCTTTGTGACTTGTCGTACGTCTTGCCACCATGGGTTATCGTGATGATTGAATTGTCCGGTGAGATCTCCAGCCAGGCTTTTGCCTACTTCCTTACGGAACCCTTTAAGATGATCCATGTACTTTCCAAGAGCAGTATTAATAAAAATGTGACCACCTTGATCAGGGCCACCAAGATTATTAACCGCTGTTCCTGACTGAACAAAGTCTTGTACTAGTTCGCCAAATATAAAACTATCGTGATATTCAACATGATTAAAGATGTCGTCACTTTCGTAAATCCATCGCCACTGATCCATAAAACTATCAAAATCAGGGTGATGCCTATTAAACATCATCCATCCGCACTCTGGCCAAGTCTTTCTTCCCAAGAACGTTACGAGTTGATCTTCTTTTGGAGCTATATCTTGTAAAAAATTGAAAGGCATGGACGTGTGGGTCCTTACATCTCCATCACACCAGATCATTATATCTGCTTTTGTATATTTAGCGAAATGCCATAAGGCAAAGACTTTGTTAGCAAATCGACTAGCGTCCCATAAAAAACTTTTCTTAGTATGATCCTTGTTCCATCCATGTGCTGAGTCGTTATCTTTGTGCCGTGCCTGCCAGGATTTTAAATCAGGCAATGTAGCTACTTGGTCTAATACTTCAATATTATCTGCATTATATGTTTCAGGCTCATGATCTTCAGCATATATTGTTAAGTTAACTTCCGTGGGCCAGTTTTGCAAAAAACCCTTAACAAAGTCTTTGCCATACTTTTTATATCCGGTTGGATGCCAGGTACTAAACACTGCTATTGTACGCATATAATTACTTATCCCTCTAACTTTTGTCTAATTCGTTTCCACTGTATATCAATTTCGTCTGGAAAATATTCAATGTTAGCCATAGTATGCAACCATTTTGTTCTGGACGGAAACTTAAACTCTTTATACGTGCTACTCATATCCCATGCTAAACTATGTTTACTAACCACAGTAGGTATACCTTGTATAACACTATTTACTCCAGCGTTACTACTAAAACTTACAGTCATACAAGTTTCTTTAAGCTGATCTTCTAAGTCAAAACTATCATAGGTTTTATGTACATGTTTAGCAATATTCCATTCGCAGTTTTGTTCCTTGTACCAGTCTGGATCACTTAATGGAAAATGCACGTTTTCCCTAAAACGTGGGTGCGCTCTAAGTACTATAGTTTTATCACTGTACTTGCGTATATCAGTTACAGTATCTCTAAAGTAGGTGTCCATGTCTGGCATGTGTTCCCACTGTAAACTATGGGCGTGTTGTCCACATACTAAAATATAAGGCTTATCGCCCATAACCCAGGGTTGTTTAGACAAGTTAAATTTGGATAGTCTGTCACGGTTTATTCCTAAATCTAATGCAAAATCAGCATCGCGATTAATTCCGTTTATACCTAACTTCCAGGTTTCGTTACGTATTAATCCGCCAACTTCAATTACAACAACTGGCTTTCCAGCTTCACGAAACTTTTCCCATACTCGCTTGTTAGCACTCATTTTGCCAAACCAGAGTACGCTCCATATCAGTGCAACATCAGCATCCCAGTCACTTTCAACAAGTTCGTCTGTTGATTTAATAGCGTTAATTAGTTGTGGATATACAAGATTTTGGTTAGTTGGTAAATTATTTGGAAAGTGTGTTATTCTCATCTAGATTCGTATCGATAGTCATATACAGTACCATCTAACCATTTGCTAATAAGGCCTTGATTAGAAAGATACCCGTTACGTTGTACGATCTCTGCCATACTATCTGATAGCAAATCTTTCTCCAGTAAGTCATACCACGTAGTGTTATAGTCCAATGGTTCAGTATTTTTATAAGTAACTGCTTCAATTATGTCTACAAAAGGCTCTTTCTTTATATGGAAATCCTTGATCTCAAAGCCATTCAGTGCTAACAAATAAAGTATTTGTGTTATTGTAAACGTGTTATAGCAATGACTAGGCGTATAACTAGTAAACTGATTATATAGTACATTAACAGTACTGGGAACACACAAATAAAGCATTGCTCCATCTGACATAACCTGGTTAATGTTGTTTAAAAACCAAATTGGACTCCAGCTATACTGCATTACATCATGACACCATACTACATCAAACTGGGTTTTAAATTCGCCAAAGCCATGTCCGGTATTAAAGTCTTGCTTTTTAAATTTAATATTTTTTTCAGTTGGTTTTGGAATATCTAGGTTGCTTAACCCAACACAATTTATGTTTAAAGGCTTGTTAGGATCATTTACATTAAGCTCGTCTGTTAAATTAGCCCAGTACCTTAAGTCCATAAGCTCTAGAGCACAACCTACATCCAGAACACTTCCAACACTTATTTTAAATTCATAATGACTGTTTAAGCGATTTAATGTATCTAAACTATGCTGATGACTGTCAAGTTCACTTGCAAAAATCATCCTGATAATAATCCAATCATACCGTACTGCCTAGCAAGTTGCCAGCTATTGTCAAATACTTGTATTCTAGCTTCAATAGTTTTAATTTTACTTATGCTGGGCTTATTAACTGCTGATAAGCAATCATTAGTAGCACTGTTTAGTTCTTTTCTAGCATTAGTAAAAAACTTCTGACAGTCTCTGTATCTAGACCACCCAGCTTTTGTTGTTTGTTTTTCCCTCATGCCTTTAAGCATGGTTTTTTGTTCAGTATCAAATTTAGTTTTTAGATCGTCTAACTGTTCCATTAATGCTAAAGTTCTCTGGTGTAAGTCCATCAAACTTGTACATCTTCCATGCCAGCAGTACGTAGTCTAACTATATGTCCTAACATAAAGTTTTTAGACTCCGTACCTTTCATAATACCTAACCATCTATTACGGAGCAGAGCAACTTCATTAATAATAGTTTCAAAATCAATGACTTCATCTTCGCCATCAACATACTTCTCAGCATCACGACTAGTTAAGGCACGAGGATAGTTTTCCAAGTACTTCGCAAAGTGCTTTCTTCTTATTTTACGTAACTGTATATTAAGATGATTAAGTACTGCTTCAACCTCTTGTAGTTGGCCAAAGCGTATCTCAGTTATAGCAGGCAATTCTTTAATTGACTGTTCAACTAAGCCGTGTATGCCTACCTCTTTACGAGCCAGTAGAAGTTCATTTTCATAATGTGTAATAAAGTCTGGAATTGCTCCCAAGTCTTGCGTAACTTTACTGTACCAGTTTATCATAGTAGTATTATATACATTTAATGTGAATTTGTCAACACATCTTAGACTAAGTTGCGTTACTCATCGTCATAGTAATACGGATCGCTATCGTCATCATTGTATTGCACTGCTTTTGCTAAGTACTTGTCTTGTGCGGCTAGTAAATCTAAAGTTTCGTCTCCAATACCAAGATCAATTAGTTCGCCAATCCAATGATCTGCCGCACTTTGCTTGTCTTTGATGTACTCTTTAAGAATTGTCCAGGTCTCTACTAGGAGCTCATCATCCATGCAATCTATTCCTCTACTTGTTCGTCTAAATCACCCTGTTCAGGCAAATCATCAAGTGGTTGATCATTTACTTTTCCGTCAACCTCTACGGTACTATTTAGTTCATCACTAGCAACAATATCTGCCATTATTACTTCTAGCTTATCTCCTGTCCATCCTTTGCGGAACTCCAGCATTTCATCGCCTGAGGCTGGCGTATATTTGAGACGGTTCCCTTGTTTGGTTAGTAAACCTTTTTTCTCAAACATTTCTAACAACCCACTATAAGGATCCATTCCTGTTTCATATGGAATTTTAACTTGTACACCTTCAAAAGGCTTACTGTAGCGTGTCTTCATAACTTTGCATGCTGCACGAATGCCCATAACGTCACTTACTTTATTGCCGTCTGAATCTTCTTTAAGTTTAAGTTTACGCATAGCGACAACAATACTACTTGCATAGATAAATCCTTGCCCGCCGCTAATTTTATCATCTGGATCAAACATATCTTGCGAAGCATAAGTGTGGTTAGTACAAACCATTCCTACGTTATAACTACCAATCATATTAACAGTATTACGTACCAGTGACGTTAGTGCTTTAGGTTTACGGCCCATGTCACCCTTCATATCACCTTTGTCAAACTGATCAACATCTGTAGGAGTTAATAGCATGCCCAGCGAGTCAATTACAAATAGTACTTTAGGACGATCTTCTTCCTCCATGCCTTTGTAATCTTTCATAAACGTACTAATAGTTTTAGCAACGTCATCAATCATACTCATTGATAGTTTAAGTAATTTACCTTCATCAGTGTCAACGCCCAATGCACGTAACCAAGTTTCGTCAAGAGCGTTTTCACTATCAATTAGTACAACAAAGATACCCTGTTCTTGTGCAGCTTTAACAATGTTGCCTGCAGCAAAGTAACTTTTACCTGCACCTGATTCTCCAGCAAACACTGTAACTTTTCCCATGGGGACTCCTCTATGAAAGTCGCCACTAATAAGATAGTTAAGTGCATAACTTCCAGTACTAATCCAGTCAGTAGGATCGTGGAAGCCAATACTAAGGCCATCAATGCTCTTTGTAATATCCTTGCGAAACTTGCTTACGTCAAAAGGTTTTGCCATTTTATTTCCTCTATAATTTTATCTCTAATTTGTTTGTGTCCACGTGGAGTTGGATGATCTTTATATTCTGCTGACGTTTCTACAAAACTCTGTATACTATTGTTAAAGTCTACACTATCTATCATGATATGTAAAGATTTTAAATAGTCAAAACGTTCTTGTATCATATTATCTGGTAAATTATCAAACAGTAAATTATTACGTAGTTGTTTTTTAAAGGATTCTAATGTATTATCCCACCAGCAATCTGCGTTGAATTGTAATCTTTGTATAAGAGGTACACCCATTAACTTGCATGTATTGGATATACTTAATGCATACAATAAAGTCCTGCAGTAATTAAGATACCAATCTTGAACAACATATTCCTTATCCCGAGGCATTAAGGACTTTATTTTACTTGTTTTAGAGTTAGTAAATTCATAGCGGTTAGTAGATGACCATAATACAACTACGAGCGTAGTGTTTACTGTTATATTTGGTAGAATATATCTAAATATGCGGTCATTACTACAACCTGCTCTACTATAATCTGTTAGTTCTAAATCTAGATAATCTGCTAACAAAGTTGGCCAACAGTTACGTCTATGTCCATCCATTTCTTCCAATGGCCAACAACTAAAACTGTCGCCTCCTACAAGTAACACAAATCTATCCTATTAAGTAATAATGGGGAGAGGTTTCCCCCTCCCCTGTTATTACTTAGGCTTTTTGCCTTGCACGAATCATAGCAAGAATGTCATCTGCACTCTTACCATCGGATTTTTCAGCCGCTGCTGCTACTGGAGCAGGAGCCGATTCAGTACTAGCAGTTACTGGCTTAGCCTCAATTGGCTTAGCCTCAGTTTGACCTTCTGCTACCGTATTGGTATTGGTACTGGTGTCAACGGCTGTTGACGCTGGGGTTGCTACTGGTGCAGGTGTAGACGTACTTGAGGATCCTGCTGGTGCATCAACTCCGAATGGACGATAGTATTGTCCAAAACGCTCAACGTCATATGCTTCGCCATCTACAGATGCTTCAAACATCTCTTTGATAGCGTTTAATTCTACCTCGCCTGGACGCTTTGGTAGAAAGTCAGATAGGTTATGTAACCCATGGGTTTCAATAGCTGCTTTCTGTTCAGCTGTTAGCGCAGTTTCTTTGCGGGCCCATTTACTAGTGGAATAGTCTGCATACTGTCCCTTTGTGGTTTTAGTAATACGGAAGTCTAATCCCATCTCTGGATCAGTGGGAAGCTCTTGGATATCTGGATCCATTAGTGCGTCCTTGATAATTCCAAAGATGCTTGGGCTAATAACAAACCGACGGATTGGACTGTCTGGTGTGTTATCGTCTGTCATTGGGTTTTCGTTCACAAAGCCCTGAAAAATATATGAACGCTTCTTCCAATACTTACGACCCATGTCTTCTAGACTCTTGTCTTTAAACCACCCTCGTACTTCTGAAAGTACTGGGCAAGTATCGTTCCACATTTCAACGCATGGAACTTGAACAACAACATTTTTGTTATTCATGTCACCACCCTTTACACCGTTAAAAGGTAGTTTAATCATCAAACGTTCTTTCCAAAAGAAAGTGTTTGACTCATCGCTATCCTGTAGGAAACGAACTACTGCCGTTGATCCTTCTGGAATATTCCAATGTGGGTAAATTGCGTTGTCGCCGCCGCCACGCTCTGTGCGTGATTCTTGTGCTTTTAGTTTTGCACGGATTTCTGCTAATGATGCCATAGTGCCTATTTCTCCTTTGCCTATTGTTTATAGCCTATTTGTATGCCTAAGATACATACTGTCTTTATTGTCTCTACAGTATATAACATATGTATTTATCTAGTCAATATTTTAATTGCATTTTTTATGGTTTTTTGCTCAAAAAAAAGAGGAGCAATAAATGCTCCCCTTGTTAGGTAAATTTATATTTTTTAAACTTTTTCTATGTCCTGTAACTTACGCATCTGTCTTGCTACTATGCTTCTTGGTGTAATCTGATATCCTTGTTCACCTTCTCGAATTCCGTGATTGCTCATTGTATTTGACCCAATGCCTGCTGCCCTTTTAAGCCATGCAATGTCATCATCTTCTTCAACTTGACTTTCCATTTCGTAATCGTCATATTGTTTTTCGTCCGAAGCTGCTCTCATATCGTCTAAGTATTCTTGACTAACTATGCCAGGAAACTTTGCCATAATCTCTGTATCATCAGCACCATCCTGGATCATTTCTTCAACTTCCTGTTCAATGTCGCTCATCTTGCCTTCGACAACGTCAGCTTCTTCGTTTTCCATCATATGCCAATGATCACCATGTGGATCATTGCAATCACAATGGCAATCTGATTTTGGTTTATAAATTTCGTCACCACAATGTTTACAAATCATTTTAGATTCCAAAATTTCTTCGTCTTCATTGGCCTTCTTTTCTTTAACTGTGCCTTCGTCGGTACCTTTGATAGCAGCTAATGCGTCTGATTTGAGATCATGTATTTCCCAACCTTCTGCATCGTCTTTAGTTTTGTTGCTAAAGCCTTGCTTGCCTTGTTCAAAGTCTTCAACACTTGGCCACCAATCAAGACTTGGTGTAAAATAAGGGCCGTTCCGTAATCCTACAGCATTAGGATCATAATCTTCATTCTTTTTAAAGTAACGTAGTACCTGACCTCCCATGCCGCCGGGACCTTTTTGCGTTTCCCACCAAGCATGGATTGTTTCGCCAATTGCTTCTTTATCATCTTCGCTGTCGTCATCCCAGTCGTCAAACTCGTTTGCTTCGTCGTCGGATGTATTGTAGCTTCCATCTTTATTAAAGCTACCTTCTTCAACGTTTTCCTTGTCCTTGACAGCCTTCTTTTCTTTAACTTCAACTTCTTCATCCATTAAATCTAAGATATAATCTCTTGGGTCTGTATCCAAAGCTTTGACATATTTTAATGCACCAGACTTGTCACCCTTTTTCAGCATTGCAGCAACTTTCATCATATCTTTTTTGTCTATACCACCATACTTCTTAGCATATGCTTCAAGGTCTTGTCCTTTGATTACTAAGTCTTTCAACTTACCTTCATCAACGTTTGCTTCTTTTGCTAGAACAATGTCTTCCATGGACTGCTGGTATGATTCAAATGGATCTTCTGGGCGTTTACGTGGAGCTTCTTCAGATTCAACGCTCTCTGCTTTTTTACCACTATGCTGTTTGAGGTACATCTTGGCTAAATCCACAGCTTTTATCTTTTGTGCTTTAAATTCTGGTGTCATTCGCTGTCCAAAAGGAGTTCCAACACTACCAAGTTTGTCTGCCATATCAGCTGCAAAAATACTAACTTCGTCATCAACTGCACGACCAGCAATATCTACTAGTACTAGTTGAAGAATTGCGTTTTTATCTGATGCTTGCTTCAATGGCGCCATTTCACCTGGAATAAGTTTTAACTCAGTTGGCATTTGGAAGTCACGCTCTGGGGTATCATCACGGTCAACAGCGTCCACATTAAGTTCGCCATAACCAGGCTTCTTAAATCTGCTAGCAATCTTATCGCCGGTACGGTCTTGTTCGTCCTGGTTCCATTCACCAATCTCTTTTCCGTCGACTACTGCTACAGCGTGATCAATATCACCTTGTATTTCTGCACCATTTTGCTTCGCTGATCTTGACCAATCGTCCCAGTCATAAAAATCACCGCTCTTCTTTTCCTGCAATTTCATAGCTTTTCCCACAGCACCAAGACTGTCTTGTAACCTGTCGTCAAACACCTGACGTGTAAGTTTTGCTTTGATATCATTTAAGTCATCTTCAGTAACATCAATTTCATCTGGAGCAAAGTTTTCAAAGTAGTTTAGGTAGCCTTTTTGCTTACTAATACTTTCTAGTGTGCTTTTAAGGCCGTAATATCTACCTGTAGCTTTTTCAATAATATCTTGAGCATCTTCATTTACGTAATCTTGTCGCTTAACTCCACGAACGAATGTCTTTAGCTGTCCCATTTCTGCCATGATCTCTGAAATGTGTTGGCCGTGATCGTCCTTGGTATACCCGCCGTTGCTAACATGACGAGCCATTGCCCTTGCGCCAGGGAGATAATTGTTTTCAAATCTGTAACGTTCTCCGTCGCTATTTTCAATATAAATGGCCTTGATGTTCCTACTTCTAGCACCGTGACGTTCTTCATCTACTGACTGAGTATGCTGAACAATAAGTTTTGCTCCGTTTAAATCCTGGTAGCTTTTTTGTCTGCTACCGTATAATTTGCTTTCCATGGTAAGCTCTTCCTCTGTCTTATTCTGTTGGGCAAGAAAATCAAAATCTTTTTTATCTAACCTGGACTTGCTGATATTTTTTGCTTCATAATTAAGCAACCTACCAACAGCAAACTTTTTTAAACTTTCTAGGAAATTATAAAAACCCTGCGTTGTCTCTTGATCTTGTTCTGTTACAATATCATTATTAAAGTATACCTTTAGTGCGCCATCATCTACTAAACTAACTACTAGGCTGCCTAGATTCTGTCCTTTTTTAACATAGTCAAATTCAAAAAATACTGCATCTTTAGCATCCAATGTTTGCTGTCCGTCTGCGCGACCCAGCGTCATATTGCTGAATTGTCCACGTACTTTATTAAATAGATCTTGTGATATTGTATTTGCCATTATATTGTATTTATGCTTACATGATAACAAAGGGCATGGGTTGTATGTTTTGATCACTGCCATCTCGCATAGCATTATCTAAGTCAGGAAGATAGTTCTTTATTTCATTAGCCATACGTACAGCTAACAAAGTTGCCATAACAAGATCATCAGTCTCACCTGCTTTTGCAGCATAACTAGTACCATTAGCAATAAAATTTTTAAGTTCGCTAACTAATAGTTTGCTTTTTACCTTCATTCTATTTGTTTCTACCAGTGTTTTTAACTTACTGCAATAAGTTAACTTGCTTCGTTGTGTAGTATTAAATCCTTTTCTAAATCGTCTACTGTTACCATGCACTTTGCTTTCACTTAGAAAAATGCCTGATATTCTGTCCTCGCCACGTTCAGCAATGCTTAATAGTGCTGCTTCTCCCAGTGTATTATTCTCTACACTATAGTAAACACTATTTTCTGCTTGTATTTCGTCTGCTATAAATTTACATATGTTAACAAGAATATCTATTTGTTGTGGAATAGCACTCTTATTATGGCACCATTCTGCTACTTGTTCCATGCTAGGTGCTTCAAAAACCTGTATAGCCGCTGGATCGCCACCTGTTCCCAAGCTAGGATCAAGTGCTACCATGTAAGTCATACCCTTTTCTGGCATTTTATACCATCGTACTGTGCCTTGTTTTTGTATTGGATCATACCCATGCATATTAGTTAGTACTAAACTGTCTACTAGTGTTTCATCATTAATAATAAATTCACACTCATGTTCACGTCTAAATCGCTCTTCGCCAATACGCCCTAGCTCTTCTTGTTTCCATATATCGTCCCTGTCTGGATGATCTTGCCAGTAACTACGATATGATTTAAATCCATTTATACCTATATCTGTTTCATTGCCGTGTGAATCAAAACACTTGTTAGCATCACGCCATATTATGGCAAACTGATCTTCATCGCTGTTTGGCGTACTAGTAATAATAGCACTACCACCAGTTGCTAGCGTAGGAGAAATACTGGTCCAAAACTCTCTAGCAATGCTAGGGCGCACAAACGCAAACTCGTCACAGTATAGTAATGAGATGGACATGCCTCGTCCAGTATTATCAGTAGTTGCTTGTGCTACAATACGACTACCATTATCAAATTCAATGCTTCCTTTGTTGTAACTAGTAGCACCTGCTCTGATGTAATTAGGGCATAGTTCGTAGGCATAGCGTATACGTTGCATAATTTCCTGAGCACCAGCATACTTGTGTGCCGCAATTAGGATAATACTATCAGGCACAAACATTGCTCGCCATAACAGGTATCCTGCTGCTGTTGTAGTCTTGCCGGTTTGCCTGGGTAACATATTAACGTTGAATCTAAAGTTATGATATGTTTCTAGTAATTTTACCTGATAGTCAAAAGGCTTGTAAACCAGTTGTCCTTGGACAGGATGCTGAATATGGAAGTAGTTATTAAGAAAGTACATAGGCCCATGTGTACTGTCAGCACATTTAGCAAAGTCTTCAATTTGCTCGCGAGTATATGTTTCTTGCTTATTTGCTTTCTTAATTAATACGCCGTCTAATGATTTTGACATAATTATCCTATTAGTGGTGTTTGACGTGGGTTTGTAGCTTTATTAATAAACTTACCGATAACTTCAAAATGTGTGCATAATGCAGAAAAAAGTTCATGATTTAATATTCTGCTTGCTTGATCGTAACTAGTTTTGCCAATATTTTTATAGTAACTCTTATTTAACCCGTACTTTTTTCCATACTTAGGAAAAACTCCAGTAACAAATAAACACGTATCGCCTAAATCTTTTGCTGAAAAACTTGATCTATGGTCAAGTTTATATAATGATTCAGTAAACGTTTGCTCAGGTAAAAAGTTTGGTCTATCAATGTAATATACTAACAGCTCTATCACATACATTTCAATTTGAACTGGTAGTACATATCCAGTTTCTACTGAAGTTTCTTTTATTACTTGTCGCAATGGTTCGTGGTATACTTCTCTGTTATACTTCATAATAATATTTACACTAAAAAGAAAAGGAGGAGTTTTTATTCTCCCCCTTCTCCAAGTTTTTATGTGCTTAATCTTCTTTTGAGATAATTGTCCATGCGCCATATACTAACCCAGCATAGGCAACCCATTTAATTATTGGGCTAGCGATAAGTGCTAAAATAGATATAGCTATTAAAACTCCTCCGTCCCAAGATGTTCTTTCACTAATACGGTCTTTGACCCAAGTTATAATTCCCATGGTCTTACTCCTTCCGATTGTAGCGTGATGTATTTACTCTATAAATCACTGCTAGTACTTAATGGAACAATTCAAGCAGATTTATACGTGCTTTACTATCTTGTGTAAGGATCAGTAAAATTTAGATGTTGCTTATTCTGACTTTAAGTCTTCTACAAAAGCGTCATACTTTTTGTAAAAAGACTCAAATGTAGTTTCAAGATCTACGTCTGATTCTTCAATCTCACGTGGTTCCTGTGACATAGCGTTATCGCCACCAGCGGCTGCTGCATAGGCCTTCTTAGGACCGTTCATTCCACCACTGAGACCAATTAACTGCTCTTCAGCATCCATATAGTCTTCTGTAGGTTCGTTGGCATACTCTTCTACTTTTTCTTCGTAGTTTGAATATCCAGCTAGCTTCATTAAGTCTGCTAATGCTGTAACAGGAACTTCAACTGTTTCTTCAACAGCTTCTTCTTCTAGTTCGTCGTTTAAAACTTTTTCTATTTCTTCTTCACTAATAGCAGTTTCTGCTTCAGCAGAATCTTCATTAGCTGTTGTGTCGTAATCTGTTTCTTCAATTTCTTCTTCTTCAAGCTCAATGTCTTCGGCAATAATAGTTTGCGGCTTGGCCATTCCAATAACGCCGGATTTACCAGCGAGCTTGAGGATATCAGCTAACTCATCGTGATCTTCTTCTACTGCTTCGTGAACTTCTTCTATATCTGCATCTTCTAAAATATCATTTTCATCAGATTCAGTTGTTGTATCTTCATACTTAGCTTTGACTTTTGCACGATAATCTTCTTTATCGCCATATGTCATCCGACTCCAGTCTTTTCCATCTTTTTTAGCCATCTCTTGTGCTTCTTGTTCGCGATACCAAGCCTTGCCTTGTGACTTACCTTCCATTGTTTCATCTTCAGAAACTTTATGGATTCCAGCTGCGTCAATACCACGCTGAATATCTTCATTGTCGTAGCCACCTTCTGCAATCTCTTTGAGCTTGCTCATTACGTCTATCATATGCATTTTATTTTTCCTTTGCAAACTCATACTTGCGAGTTTCTAGTTCTTTTAACATGTTCTCGTTGTATTTGTCGCCAAAAGATTCTTCTGACTTAGCATCAGATGCATCCTTGTAATCGGCATCTTCAAGTTTAGAAGTATATTCGTCACCCTCTTCTTTGAGTGCTTCCTCACGAGCTATTTCTTCTGGATGATCTTTGTTAATAACTACTAAGTGACTCTCTGGAATACCAACTACTTCACTAATATAAGTGTAAAGTTGATGCGCTGTAACAGGGTAACTTACTTCAGCATCCATAATATGGACTTCTGAATTTTGTAATGTTTGAAAATCCATTGGATGTTCTTGTACTGGAGTACGTTTAGGTTTGGATAAGCTCTTAAGCTCATATTTTTCTAGAGCTAGTTCTAGTTTATCCATGGTCTCGTCATCACACTTTTCAGCTAGCTTTAATCTAAAACTATAAGTGCGCTCACTCTCTGTAAGGTATGTTTTCAAACTTTTCATATTATCATCCTATATTATATTTATGATTTTTTGCCTAAAATTTCTTGCAATAATGTGTTACGATCCAGCACGACACCATCTCCGTCTGCTGTTTCTCCATAGCTCTCGTTGCCTTTCTTAAGGTCCAAGTTAGCTTTCTTTAGTTGTAGGTCTACCATTTTAAGTTTTTTGTTAATTTTATTGCTTTTTGCTGTAAGAGCTGTGTCTAGCATCCTGCTAGCATTGTTGAATATTTCACCAGCAAACCTTGCTTCTACATTCATACCCAGATCCATTAGATCTTGAAAAGTACTTTTTGCTGTATCAGCGATATCGTCTAGCTCTTTGTCACTAGTTTCCAAGTCTCTAATAGTTGGCAGAGCTGCATCAATCTTGTCTACAGCGTCCAATGTATTCCTTATAACAGGCAAATCGTCCGCTGTTACATGAGTTTCAATGCCATTAGCACTGTAATCAACATCGTCTTTAACGTCAGGTAAGTCAAATAGGGATTCAAGTTTTTTTGTCATATTAATACTTAGCGTTTATTTCCACCATGAAAAATATCATGTTCTGTAACTATCCTAAAATGCAATCCTTTAAGCCTACACCATTTTGCCGCGGCTTCCCACTTGGCATGGTTTAGGGCTATTTGCAATTTTTCTCTGTCTCTAGTCTTTGGGGTCATTGTTGTCTGACTACTAGGTTTAATTTCTATAAGCTCACCTCTACGTTTTCCGCCCTTGTCTTGGTAAATTAAAACAAAATCAGGCACGTATACACTTTGTTTGCCTGTTAGAGGATTTCTATAAGGTATCTTTATGCTTTCACTTGCCCACTGTATTATACTGGGGTGATTGTCTGCAAACCGCATAAATGCATGTTCCCAGCTACTTCTGTAGCGTGGTTTGCGAT